AATGGCAATACAATTTTACACACTATAACTCAATATCACATGTGTGACACATTAATTTTCCTTCTTAAACATTCGCGTGATAAGATTACAAATCAGAATACTGGCTCCATTAATAAGAAAAATATGAATGGAGAAACACCTCTTATAAGTGCATTGAATAGATTACAAATGTTACGTAATTTACGTACATACGGACATATTAGAGAAGAAAACAACTTACATTTAATATGTGAATTATTATTAAAAATACCTACGGTAGATGTCGATATTTTAACAAATTCAAAAAGGTCAGCTTTCATATACGCATGTGATATCAACGACCGTCGCAACGACCGTGATGAAGAACAACCTAAACCTTCATTGCTTAGAACAAAAATTTATAAAAAAATGGAAAAAATTAAAGAAGCCGGTATTGAAGAAACCCCTGGTTTACATAACATAGTATTTCGTGAATGTGGTATTTGTCTTAGGTTTTTATGTGATGATGGATCAGTCGAAAAACCTTCATTTCTACCAACAGCCGCGGTAAAAACCATAACCCCTCCGTCTATTTCTATGCTATCATGCGGACATGTATTACATACTACTTGTACAAGAGGTTTGGGTATTTGTCCTTTCTGTCGAGAACAAATAACCCGTATAGATATTTTGTTTAAGCATGATGATGGAATTGTGAAACAATACATAAACAGTTATCTAAAAAGTTATCTAAAAAAAGTACAAGCAGATGTATTTAAACTCCAATACGAAGAATTTCTAAACCCTTCTTCACATGTAAATACATATTTAACTAATCTCGGTAGTACGATACGACAATCTGTGTCAGCTTTGAGTTCATTTGTGCCATCTGTATTTCGACGCCTCCCTCCTCCAGGCCAAGGTCATGCATTAATAGATGCTGTGCCTCCTCCTCCAGGCCAAGGTCATGCATTAATAGATGCTGTGCCTCCTCCTCCAGGACCCGGTGGACGATTGAAACAAAATAATACAAATACAAAGAGAAGACGCATAAAACGTTCTTCCAAAAGAAAAACAGCAAAACGGTAACGTTGCGACTGTTTTTATTAGTTTATGTGAATCGTTTGATGGTCTACATAAAATATGTTTCATCGGAGGTTTAGCAAACTCGTGCGTTATAATATATGGTTAGTATATAAGAAATAAAAGTGGAAATATGAGTTTTTTCGGAAGGAGTCATCAGACTCCACGAAAGAGTCCTTATACAAAAAGTAAATCAGTATCTAGAAGCAGACACCGCGTTAAACATACACAGTCTCATCAAAACGTACAAGTACAACGTGTATTGACGCCTGGACAAGAAGCAGAAATAGCACAATTAGAAAAAATGAAAGAAGAAGCAAGTGGAGATCGTGACGGTGACCTCTCGCCAAAAGATGTAATCCAGTATCATATTGATAAGATAAAAACCGAAAGTGATAACGCAAAAAAAACCCGCAGGATGAATGCTAAAACGGCAGCAGAAAAAAAAGAAGAAAGATCAAAACAAGCAGCACAAGAAGCAGCATCAGAAGCTGCTAGGCATACTATATTTGGTCGAATAGGTTTGTTTAGTCAATCCAAAGGCGGAAAAACAAAGAGAACACGCAGCAACAAGCGCATGCGCAAAAATAAAAGAAAAACCGCGAGACGATGAAATTGTTTGATATCAACCACTGCACACTAGTGATATCAAACAGTATTCTTTATTGTACTATCAAAATATACATAAACATTGGCCTCTATATTCATATAACCCAACACCAAGAACATGACCACACTTTTCAGCAAATTGATTCAATACGTTCTTTTAACCACTGCAAAATATTCCATCGATGAATCCCATGGTCTCGGACACAGTTTGAATGTTCTTCATTATGCAAACCGTATATATGAATCGGAATTGCCGACCAATCCTCAATTATACGATCAGAAAAACGTCATTTTTATTGCAGCCGCGCTACATGATATGTGCGATAAAAAATATATGCAGACGGATCGGGCATTGGTGGATATTCGCGATTTTTTGGTCCAGGAAAATGTGGAAACGGGCGATGAAGAGTTGGAAGCAATCGAACGGATTATGCAGACCATGTCGTATTCTTCGGTGAAACTCGCGGGATTTCCTGTATTGGGCGAGTATCAACATGCCTATCATATTGTGCGAGAATCGGATTTGTTATGCGCGTACGATTTTGACCGGAGCATGTTGTATCATATGCATAGGAGAAAATGTAGTATGGAAGATGCATTTTTGAATGCTGAGGAATTGTTTCGCTTGCGCGTATTCAAACATCGCGACGATGGACTCTTGTTGACCGATTTTTCTATGCGCGAATCGTTTCAGTTGGAGCGGGTGGCTTTGGAACGGATGTTGCGATGGCGCCGGTTGTTGAAGATATCGGGTTAATACTACATCTTACACATAAGGCGTATGATTCAAAGAAAACGGTTCTTTCGGTTTTGATTCCACAATATCCACAATTTTCTTGGAATCATCGCATTTTACCGAGCCCGATGTATATTGGTAACACTCTTCACCATGTTTGTATATTTTGCCATCAATATCGCCAATAATGGGTCCATTAAAAACAATACAGTTCTTATCGGTGCACGTTTTTTTGAACAGAGTTGCCAACCCTAATCCGAGCAGGACGGAAATCAACAATCGGCCGATAGGTGTGCTAAAGAGCCGTTTAAAGTTCATGGTAATGGGTAAATATCTATCTATATTGACATGATATATATTTACTAAGCTTGTGCAGGAATCTTGGCAATGTCCCCATTATTCGCGGGACACGTCACCTCTTTCGATTTGAAATCAAAACACGTTCCCGCCTTGTCCCTATATTGCATAGAGGCCACGTTATCCGGTGTTGGATAGACGAAAATCCGGCGCGTATCGTCGACTGTGATATATACCGCAATGAGACCCAGGAAAAAACTGGCTAAAAAAACGGGGACATTAATGAAACGCATAAAGTTAAAATTGGCGGCTAGTATTTGTAGATCGGTTTTCATCTTGGAACCTGGGTAATAAAGACACTCTTACTACTAAATCGCGCTATTTTATTTTCTTTGGAAAAATACATTACTTCTTTCCTTTCTTACCGTTGGTACCCTTCTTGGTCTTTTTACTAGTGACAGTGCCAGCTACAGGTTCATTCAAGAGTTCGGGAAAAGGCGTCAATTCCGCATCAGCAGCAGATTGGTGGACTGCAGAACCCTGTTTTGCTTGCGCAGCATTCATCGCCGCCTGATACTCGGCCATGCGCTGCATAAATTGAGCCTGCTCTTGTGCCTGTTTATCAGCCTGCATGGCCTTTTTCTGTTCCATGCGCTGGCGCAATTTGTCGCGTGTCGACTGTGCAGCCGTCATGCGTTCCATGGCATTCATATCAATCTTGGCGTTTTTCGGAATCGACATACCCATTCCTTTCGCCATCGTCTTGAACATTTCGCTAAACTGTTCCGTATTTCCGCCGCTCATTTCCTTCATTTTGTTGATGATATCAGTAGCCTCTTTCATCATTTCTTCTTGGGAAATCTCGCCGCTTTTCATCTTTTTATCCAACTTGTCGCTCACCGTTTTGACCAGGTCGGTCATTTTACCGGGATTCATCATGAGTTTCTGAAGCATCTCCTTGGTGGATTTTGGGCCGGCACCATCGGTACCATCTGCGCCTCCGCCACCCATGATATCGGCAAAATCGTTTCCAATCTCTTCGGCCAACTCTTTTGCTAAAGTGCCAATCTTTCCTTCGAAAAGTCCTTTCAGATGTCCGTGGATCTCATCGGCATTGGGCAAGCCCGAGCCGGCAAAAGGGTTTGGACTGGCAGCATCAGCAGCACTGTCGGCACCGGCACTTTCTTCTTGTTCTTGGGCCATGTTGCTAAAAAACTCACCAATCCCTCCCATGACTTCGTTCAATTTCTCGTGCAATTCGGCCTCGTCCATTCCATTAAACATATCCGCCGTACTGCCAAAGTTGGATTTATCCTTGACTGCCGACAATACCGTCATGGTAATGAGCTGCAAGTATTTCCAAATCGTCTTGCGCGTATTTTCACTCACGCCTTGGCAATGAAACAAAAGTTTAAACTCGACATTGGGCAAAAACGTGGTATTGATTTCAACCTCGGCATCCTTCTTAAAAATCTCGTCATTTTGATACAAGATATCGAAAAAGCGTTCAGGATAAGTGGCCACGCAAAATTCAAACAATTGTTGAAATTCTTGGTCGGACGTTTGTGGCTTGCTCCATTTGCTCCACAAAAAAGAATATTCAGGGTAAGTGGTCGTTAAATCAATGGTAAAATCCGTAATAATTTGGCGAAAGTTTTCGGGTACTTCCATTGTCAATAAAAATATAAATAATAATGCGTACTGTCTTTATATATCTAGTCTTGGATAAAACGTTGGTCAAATAAACGATTCTTTGTTAAGAAGGTGTCACTGAAACATCGCGCATCATGCGCACAACACTCGGTGTAGAATATGTAGTATCCGTATTTTGCGAAAGGGTATGTCCACTAAACGTACGGGTCTCGTCATCCTCATCGCCTTCACTGTAATTGCCTCCTCTAAAACAACCGTACAAGATGGTCGATGCATCGAAGCATGGTTGACTGGATTCATCATCATCATCGGGCAACGTAAGCGATGATGCTCTCGCAAGGGATGGCATGGCTAAATGTGCAGATCTCGATCTCGATCTCGATCTTGCTGGTGTAGCAGAAAGATCCGATATAGGCGACTCGGTCATTTGTGTCATATCAATATTGTTCACTGCATATGCGGTTTGATTGCCCTGAGACTGTTGACGCGAGCAGCAAAACATGACTGCATTTGCGTCCCCCATGGTCTGATGCGCGATATAAATGTCATCTTGGAGCACTTTCAAAAACGTCCTGTCATCGGGCATGAGAACTTCGCGATTCTCATTCAAGTATGCCTTGATAGCATCAAAATGACAGCGAAGCGCAACCTTCATTCGTTTCATTTCTTGAATGGCTTTGTCGCCGCCGCCGCCACTTCCAAACCCGAAATAATCCACTGTTTTATTATACTCTTGTGTCTCATATAGCAATTCTTGCGTCCGCTGGCGGAACATGTATCGTGTCAAATCGATATACACATTCTCGGTTTCGACCGGATTGCCATTGCGGCATTTGTCTAGATCGTAGGGTAGCGGACGAACTGTATCGAGCAATACAGGTCGCAGCGTTTGCTGAAAGATGGTATCTAGACAGACCGCCTCCAATTCTTGGATGGCCTCTTCTAGATCTCTTGGCATGACGGGGATGCCCCAAAATTCGCCGATAATATGACGCGGGGTTTCCGTTCTGACATGAAACGTGCGCTCCGTGTCCCCCGCCAATTCGCCAACTAGGAGCGTTTGAGTCCACTTGTTCGTCTTCCAATCGTAGATTTGCCCATTTTCTATGCGGATTTCGGCATCATGCACGGCTCCATAGAGCAAATGGTGCGCAATTTCTCCACATACCAGGCCCGTATTCTCCACCTTGTCGATAAACCTATATTCGCCGTGTTTCTTGCCACTCAGGCTCTGCAGCATGACCGCGTCATGTTTTTCACCAAACCCTATGAAAATATTGGGGTATTCTTCACTCACCATGGTGGCGAGTGACGTCTTGTCGGTTTCGCCCACGGTCGCCTCCCCGTCGCTCAATTGGATGTGGACCATTTTGTGCGTTGGATGGGCCGCCTTGTATTGCGAAATTTGGTGGGTTGCGCTTTTGAGAGCATCGCAAATATTTGTAGAACCATCAGGCTTCAAATACTGCAATACGCGGTCAATCATTCCGTCGACGGTTTCCGGCGTCACTTGCAAAAACTCTTGCACATGAATGACGGCATTATTGAAGACGTCAATGGCGACCCAAATCTCGCACTCGGTCTTGTCAGCAAAGACGCGAAGGAGATTCTTCATTGTCTCCTTTAGATAAAACATCTTGGGCTGTTGTTCTGCCTTGCCGCCCGACAAACTCATGGAATGCGACTTGTCGAGACTGAAAAGGATGGCTAGGGGGAGCTGGATGGGCGGCGTGGGTGCAATCGAAATGTTCGCAATACCAAAGACGAAATTGGCGTCTTCTTCTTTGGGAAAGAGTGTATTTTGGATAGTGGCTGTTTCCGATCCTTCCTCGACGACCAGCTTCACAAACGGGTGGGTTTGTGATGGGGGCAGGTCGTGTAGCTCGATTTTTGTAATGTACTGAAATTGAGACATGGTATTTATGATGATCGCGTTCTTCTGTTCTCCTCTTACATATCATTAAATGCTTTTTATCTGAATCAATTTTTCGGATAAAAATATAGGATTATAATATAAAGATGGCTAGTTCTGTAGACTGTAGTGATTATGCACAAAATCCATATCCGAAATATTGTATAGATACATTTTTAACTAGTTTAAAAGACAGAACTAATATTGCACAGAATTGGAGAGAGTTGGAAAAATATTATCATAGCTTGAACAGTCGTCGCGACGAGGAATCGGAAGCGATTAAACGAAATATTGAATATATAGCATCTAAAGTTGTAGAATTTTATAGGAATCCCAAAGCTAAAAGGCCACGAGGATTTGATTTTGAACATCCCATGATAGATATTAGACGTAATGAAATACCTCTACGCAAACAACATAGTGCACAGTCATTGCCATTGCCACCTCCACCTCCACCTCCACCTGCTGCTGAACTCAAACGTAGGGTACAGGCACCTCCACCTGCTGCTGAACTCAAACGTAGGGTACAGGCACCTCCGCCTCCACCTGCTTCAAGTTCTAAAAAACGTAAATTTTCGATTGATAATCCCGAAACTATAAGTTCAATGTCTGCAACACCGGTATTACATTATGGCGAGGTTACACCCAAAGATCCGATCGGTCGCTTTAACCATCGCGCAAAAAAAATGATTCGTTCACTGAGTGGCTTTGGTGGTAAAAGCAATAAACGCCAACGTGGTCAAAAAACTCGGACCCGTAAGTACAAAAAACATTAACCATAGTTCTCCAAAACGTCCTTAAATAAGGACGTCTTGTATAATGTCGCGAAGCGACATCAACCTGATAATCCACGAAGTGGATTATTTTGGGAAACTTGGCATACATTTACACCGATGAAGATTTAAATCCGCACCCTACGGGTGCGTTTTAATTCATTTATCGGCAACGTTGCCCTTGAAGACTGAACCACCGAAGGCGGTTTATAATCTTCAAGGGTGTAAATATTTATCCTTACCATTCATGGTAAGGATAAATATTCCCATCTCCAGGTCATTTTGACCTGGAGATTAAAGGTTA